TATAGTCAATGTTTTCGTAGATGCGACATATGCGACTTTCAATAAAGAAGTAGCCCAATCGCCACTTTCTTTTGCTGTCAGAGTGATAAGCGTATCTGGTGTCGAATCCTGTAAATTAATTGTAGCTTTTGTATCTCCAACTCGTAACAGTAGAAGACTACCGCCGCCACCCATAAACGCCAATTCTACAGCTTTCATTAGTGTCAAATCATCGGCTTGTTCGCCAAATTCTTCTCTTGCTTCTGTATAACTGCCAACCAAAGTCGGTTCATCATTTCCCCTTGAACTTGTGCCCAGTATAGCGATTATACCTCTCGCAGCTTCATTAGCAGTCAAAAGCCCTTCAGGAGTTATAGTAACATAGACTCCAGGTCGAGTTCGTTTTGCCATTTTATTTCACCTTTTCTATAATTTAATATTAACTTATTTTCTCTATAATACTAAGTTCGAATATTTTTAAGTGGTTGTTTCTTATAATCTTTTATTTATTTCACTGCTCATATTAAGTATCTTGTAACATAACGTCAGCGAGAATTTCTTGTATAAGGAATTCTTCTTTGATTGTCGTGCCATCAATCGGGTTATTGAAATAGTCGATTATGGTTCCGTTTGCATACCGGATGTAATCATAGATACGAATCCGCATTGCTTTCCGGCTCAGAGTTCGATATGTTTTATCCATGGACTTCTGCGACATCGACGTGACTTGGTTATATACGTCAGCGCCGAATAAAAGTTCTATATCTTCGATACCGAATTCCCGAAAGTAATCTTTGTTTACCAATAGTTGTTTAATAACATGACCGACATAGAAATCCCGTTTCGAGGAGTTTTTTGCCCAGAGACCGATATCTAATGTATATTCAACCGGTAAACCTTTTACGTCGAATAAATAATTACCATCATCGTCTTCAACTCTATAAAGAAACCGACCGACTTTCTCCCGTGGCGTTATGGAATCAAGCACTAGGGCTAATAAAGGAATTTTATCGATTTGTTCAGGAAATGCCGGTATGATCGTTAAACCTGGCACCTTTTTCTTTAATCGTTTTATCAAAATTTCCATTAACTTCTCTATAAACATCAGATCACCTTCGTTTTCTCCATTTTGGGACTATATGTTTCCGTTTACCTTTATTATAAATTTTAAATGATTTCACAGAGTTTTTACTCATTTTCCTCCATTTTCTCATTAAATCGCTTCGTTTGCCTTGTCGGAGTTTTCTAATCTGTTTACGCAATTCAGCTAAACCTAGCGTATTTGCTTTTTGCACTTCTTCATCAACTTTTTCGTCAAGATTTGGGATTCCTAGAGTTTCGATTATTTTCTTTAAATCTTTTGTAGCACTCATGTAAGCAGGCATTAAATAAGGTCGAGCTGGTATAGTTCGACCTTCTTCATTAACTCCACCCGTTTCTAATAAAGCTGCATACGAAACCCGAGAACCGATTCTAACCCTTAATTTGCGACTAACAAAATTTCCATATTTCTTTTCTCCACCCTGGACGTTGTAATGTTTTTTACGAATTTTTACACCTTCGATTTCAAAAATCGCTACGCCTCTTGTTAAAGATATTTTCGCCGCATTGTCATCATATTTTTGAATTGGCACTCTGCCTGTAAATGAAGACCGTAAAAACCCCGATCTCATCATTCCGTCTATATTTTTACCGTAATGTCTTTTCATTGAGATAGTCCAAGGCGCAAATGCAGGCCAATCCATTTTTTCGCCTTTCAATCTACCATCTTCTAAAATATCCGCTGCATATTCTCTTACCTTTTCACCAAATTTTATTAATACGAGTTGAAGAAACGATAATTCAACGATATTAAAAATTTTCTCTAATGCAATATGAGTATACAAATAACCTGTCAGAATTACGCTTAAAGTGGGGGTTTTATATTTCCAGTCTTCGACGGCGTGCCTGATTTTAGTATGAACACCTCTTACTTTATTTTTAATCGTCTTTTTAGTTCTAAGTGTAGATGATTTAGCTCTACCAGCCGGTCTTATAACACCGGGTTTTTTAACTTTTCTTTTTCCAGCCATTTCATTATATCTCGGATTCTGGGACTTGCCATGAATGAACCGTAAATTTTATCGTAGGATAAATCGTATCGTCCTCTCGTTCAATTTTTACTTGGTCTGTCGTACTCGATAGCAAAAGAATCGGAGGATCAAAATTATAGGTTGCAAAAATATAACTATCAGTCCCGTTTAATTCAGTAATTTCAGCGACATTTACACATGCCGAAAGCAGTTCTTCTTGAGTGGTATAGACTCGAGAAGTCGATTCTTCGGGTAGTGTAATTTTTACACCTTTTGTCCAACTCGCCTCTTTTTTAATTAAGAATGTGATTTTATTCACAAACTTTCCATAAAGTTCGTCGGGTTGAATCTGAGCTGCGGAATAACTTGCCCAATCAAATGATTCCTCAACCGGATCCCCATGCGGAACATTTCGTTTTAAAAATTCGCTAAAATCAAATACTGCCATATCTGTTCATCTCCTTTCCTAATAAATTTGAATAGAAAAACATAAAGAACCCGGCCTCTTCTTCATTTGCTTCTATAACTGCCTGGATTGGTTCGACTCGTTTTAATCCACATTCGAAGAATACCGTAACATCGTTGACTACTTCAGGCGTCACATAAATAACTTCATAAGTTTTCTCGTTATAGATAATAAAATCCTGGATTTTAACCGGATTCGTTGATGCAGTATATAGAATCGCATCGACGTTATTCATTCCTTCGACGTCATATATCTCATCGAATGCCGTTTTTTCTTGCAATTCGCATAGAATCTGTTTTTCCCAATATTTATCTTGCTTCAAATCGAAATTATGGTAAATTGGATCAGCAACTCGTTTTGTATAACGTCGCCAGGTTACTCTGTTTTTTTGCATTAAACTTAGAATCTTATCGAAAATACTTTTAACTGCATCCCCCAATACCATTGAGTTCACCCAGTCCCCGAACCGTATCCGTGTATATCCTCGACTTGATCGTCCATAGCCTCAAAAACTTCATTAATGTTAGTGGTGGCTCGTTTAGACCGGACTCGTTTTTGAAGTATTGCGTTTATTATCTCGTTAAAACGTCTTAAATAAAGTTTGGCGGGGTCTCGTCTATTTATATAACTTGAACTCGTATCGAATTCAAATTTCCCCAATTTTCCTTTTATACCCTGAAGTGAGAAATCACTATCGGATGGACCTTCAGAGAAAATCATTAAAAGAACATAATATATGATAGCCATTTTGATCTCTGTATCAACAGGATCAGGCAAAATGTATTGTAATTTTGTTTGCACATAACTTTCAGCAAACGGTATAAGAGCTTCTAAATCTGTATCAGAAATAGTAGAAATAGCACTCCTACCAATTGCTCTTATCTCAGTAGGAGTGACTAAACTCATTATTAATCCTTCTTTTTGGTTTTAAACTTTGATTTAAACTTAAAGTTTTTTCCTTTATCGAATAATCGAACTTCAGGTTTAGATTCGGCTTCTTTTTCAGGAATCAAATCTTTTTTCTCTTTTTCTTCCTGTTTTTTCGATTTTTCTTCGTTTACAACCTTCAAAACTTTTTCTTTCTTTTCCTTTAATGGTTGTTTTGATGTAGACACTGGTTGTTTCTTTTTCACTTTAAATCGGTTTTGACGCTTAAGTCTATGTCTTCTAGTCAAATTACTCACCCAAAAATTAAAAATAGAATGGGCGAACTGTTTAACAGTTCGTGATAGTACAAATTGCGTCGGGTTGTCTTATTGCGAATCCACGTCTCTGTTTAAGTCGTTGACCTACAATGTCTCTGAATGGATCCTCGATATTTTTCATGCTCAGGTCCTGTCTCATAACTAGATATGCAGCCCATTTTGGGTCAAGCACAAGAGCAGTACCAGACGAAATCAGTCGAGTAACCATTACATTTAGACCCTGTATGATAGGAAGTCTACCTTCTCGGATTATTTCTGATCCACCAATATATGACGAATCGACGAGGTCTGTATTGACTTTTAAGTCATATGCCTGGTCTGGATGCATCAAAATTGTGGTCGGATAATAATCGTCAACTTCGCATCGGTTTACAGCATCTGCGAGGTCATCAGGACCGAGAGTACCGGCACTATCAGCAGCAACAGTATTACCCGCACCTGCAATAAGACCATCAATGATATCCTGTGTTTCCTGTAATGCCATTGAGAAGGAGGCAATCTCGAGGTCATCTGCCATGAGATCAAACTGTTTGTCGTCAATCATGTCTTCAGTCCATTCCAGATCAACCCAATAATTGTCAACACTTACATCTATTTTCACTCGTTCGGCGTCCGGAGCTGCTGGTTTATTTGCGCCAGATTTACCTTTATGTACTGGGAACGATTTTGTGGTTCTCCTAAAGAACGTAAATGTTGGTGCACTGACTTTCTTTATTTTAACCAATTCTCGACCAAACAGTCGTGGTTTTGCCGCTTTTTCGATTATAGTCGCTATTTCCTCTTTAATCAGTTTAGGATCTACATTTTTTTCATCTAAGAAAAGTTCTGCTAAAGTCCGCATTTAAAGCACCCCCACTTGAACTAACGCATAGTTTCCATCTGTAGCACCAACTAGAGCCCTACCGAGCATGAGTAACTCGCTATCAGTTCCAGCCACGAAAGCCATAACCTTTTTCTCGTTACCAGCGGATGCAACTACTTTAACAATAGCGCCTGGATTCACTGTGCCGGAACACTGGAACCAACCTATGAATCCACCAGGTCTAGCAATCTGAACTTGTTCGCCGTCATCGGCTGCATTCAGAGCGACACCAATTACTTTAGCATCGTCTCCAGATGCATCGGCTTTTGCAACTTTCAGATAGTCTTCTATTTTTGCTGGTAATGAAGAAGGACCTGCTGCATTGGTTGCTTTCAGAACATCGCCTATTTCGATAGCTTCGCCATCAGCATAAGCCGTCCAACCGGTAGCACCTCTATACACCAAGTGAGTGTTTTCTTGTGTCATTTTTTTTTCACCTTTTCAAATATTTGATTATTATTTACAGAACGAATTCGATAGAATCTCCCTTAACCTGATATTTTTCTATCTTTTTGGACAATGTCTCGACTGAACGTTGAGTTTCTCTGAGTGTCTCTTGAGTCTCGGATTCGTTTTCGACTTTCTCTGTGTTTTCTTCAATTTTTTCGGTATTCTCTTCGACTTTGTTTTCTTCGTTGTTTTCTTCTTCTTCTTTTTCTTCTTCTTCTTCTTCTTTTTTCTCGACTTCATTTTCTACTGGTTTCATATTAGGTTCTTCCTTTTTTTCCTCGTTTTCGTCCTCTGATTTTTCTTCGTTGTTTTCTTCTTCCTTTTCTTCCTCTTCTTCTGCCTTTTTTTCAGCATTTTTTTCGGCTATTTTCGACATTATATCTTCGATAGCCATTTGTAATGCTTTATCATCAGGCTGACCATTCCAAAAAGTAAGATACATTCTATCGCTAATCTGCATAGTCGTTCCTTTAAAAGAACTTTCAGATTGCTCTTCGTTTTCTTCTTTCTTTTCTTCTGACTGTTTTTCAGGATACTTATATTTATATTTTGGATATTTTTCTTTTCCTATACCCATATCTTTGAGTATTTTCTTAATTTCATCCCGAATAGCCTCTCTAAGTTCTTTATCAACAGCTAAAACCTTTTCTTTGGATTCGTTCGACTCTTCATTCATTTCGCCGAAAACCTCATCCTTAGCAAGGTCTTTCTGCTTTTCCTCATCCATAATTTTTTACCTCCAAAACAGTTAATTATAATTTTCGTTAAGTTTTTAGAGTTTATAACTTTTAACCTTTTCTTTATTACACTTACTAATTGCCCTCAACAAACTTGATTTGACAGTCTGGACACGCGGGGATCACAACTAAACTAAGTTCTTTGAAAATTAGATCAGTCGCAACAATTTTCCTTCCCCTAATCATTTTATTAGTCAGAACGCCTACTGAAACACCAGTCAATTTCCCTTCTTTTATTTTTGAATAAAACTCTTCATTATCGATTTCTGCCTCAAAATACATGCTTTTCTCTTTGGGTTCCCACCAGACTTTTGTTATTTTTCCAATATTGTCTCGAACATCTTTTGAATGGTTTATCATAAACGGTTTGCCGAGCAATGTCTTATAGGATTTTTCTATTTCTTCAGCGGGATAGAATGCACCATTAAATGTTCCTTCCATAAGGGCAATGCCTTTTATTTTTCGAGAGAATCCATTTTGGCTCAACTCTTCAGTTAAGATTCCTGACTTAAAGTATTCGTATATTGGGTTACCATGTGATGCAAGGTCGATATATTGTTGAAGCATTTCTTGAAAAATAGGACAAGCCCATAATGCATCGAGCTGGTTTTTCTTCTTGGGTCGGGGTTCTTCAATTTCCCAACTCGAGAAATCCTCTTCTTTGATAATTAACTTTGCTTTATCTAAACTCCAAGCGGGTTTCTTAAATTCAATACGCTGTATTTTTAGATGAGGTAAACTGCCTTCAACAGGATATGAACACACTATAGCTTTAACGTCTTTTGGGAGTTGACCCGGATAGTCAAATTTCTCACAACTCGAAAAAAATCTTATATCTCTTAATATGAAAACTATTTTATCGTCATTTTCCTCTATTTTAGATTTAAACGGTTTGCCTTGTGGATGTCCCTCTGGAAACGTTGCTTTTAGTTTTTTCGGTTCTGGTAATTTCGATTTTTCGAATACAAAACTTCCATTCCGTAACTGGAACACATAATAACCTTTTAAATGTTTTCCATTGAAAATAACTGATAGGAACCTAGGATTTGATTCGATAATGTTTGCCTTCCCTTTATCGATAATTTTAACCTCAGTTTCGCCCCAACGTGGTAAAGTGACTTTCCCTTCTTTATCCATCCATGATTTATCTTTACATACACTTCGAACTACTCTAACTGGTTTTTCTATTTCTTTAATCTCAACCGGATTAACTACGAAAGTCCATTTATCTAAATGATCGTTAATATCGAATCGAAGATCCCAGTGTTTCTCCAAATTTTTGCCTTTATGTTCCTGGATCACGAAATCGATTTCACTCGAGAGAAACTCTTTGCCTTTTGAGAATACCCATATATCCGCTTTCTCGCTTTCTTGCTCCAAATAATAAATTCCTTTTAAATCTTTTCCGTCGAAATCCATCTTAAATTTCTTCGCACCTCGTTCTTCTGTTTCTTCTTTAATATCAACGGTTCCCTTATCGACGGTAATCATTTCAGCTTTCAGTTCTTTAGTTGGATTGAAAATATTGTTAGGACCAATTAATCCTTCATAATCGAACCATTTTTCGTTAATTTTCTGCCGTTCCCGAACCGAGACAATATCTTCATATAGTGGATTCGCTAAAAAGTCATATCTGTATACGATCCAATTTTCTTTGATTAAGAGATAAAAATCTTCATGCGGTGTTTGCCGAACAGGTCCACCACCATAAGTAACCTGTTTTAATCTAAAAGGATATTTTCTCAATAGGCTTAGAACATCCGGGTATTTCTTAAATATTGACTCAATTTTGTCTTTATTTTCTTCTTTCCATTTAAGAAAATCTTCTTTAGTTTTACCTTTTGAAACTTTCTCGATTATAGAAATAAGATTCTTAAAATTCATTTCAACCACCTCTCTAAAAGATATTTTGCAATCTCAAGAGCTTTTTCTGGATTTTTTTCAACCCATTCATCAGGTAAAGGAACTACGCCTTTAGGTGGCACAAAACCTTCACGTTTCGCTCTTGTACTTGCGATATATGGATTCTGGTCTTTAGGTTTCCAATACGTCCAAATAATTTGAGTTTTACCTTTTATGGGTTTTTTAGTTTTCGGGTCTATAACCGGAACTTTGACTGCTCGCCAAACCCATCTGCCACTGAACTTATCTCCATTAAGCCATACTTCCCAGAAAAACGGTTTTTGGGTTAAAGGCATCCATGTGCCTTTATCTATAATTTTAAAGAAACCAGGTAACGTTTTCGTTGCACCAACTTCGCCAGGTTCTACTTTTCCCTCTACTTTTAACCAAGAAGCAGGTTGTCTTGATTTAGGCACCGTTCTAACTCGAAGATTATTCATTCCAGGTTTGTTGGATGTTTTTAGAGGTAAATCAACTGATTTTGGATCAAAACCAGTCCATCCAACTAAATGACGTATCTTACCGTTTGAATCCGTTATCGCAAACCGCCAATCAAGATGTACTGAATCACCGCGTCGGTGTGTTTGAACTACATATGGTGCATTCTTAGTTTTAGGTCGTTCAAGCAATTTCGGTAAAAGCGGCTCACGAGTAGGCGCTTCCTGGTCTAAATTAACCGTTTCTTGATATCTTAAAATCTGTTCAATCATATTTTCGTTTAGATCCTCATGCTCCAGTTGCACTAACTCCGATTCGACATAAGTTTCGGTCATATCAGTAATCGAATTATAGTAATAATCTTTGACATATACGCATCGATAATTATATGCGTGTTTACATTTAATCGGGTATTTTAAACCATTAATTTCGATCATCGGTTGTTCAAAACGTAAATTAAGCGGACATTCGAAAATATCTTTCCAATAGGGACAAATCTCCAATTCCTTTTTCATTAAAGTTTCTATAAGCGATTCGATAAGCGGGGCAATCCCTTTCTCGGCGATATTAATTGCGTCGTTTGTAGTATCGGGTTCGGTTCTAGTAGGTTCAGCGGCTGTAACACGAGGAAATTCCCAGGAAAACTTTAATTTGCCATCTTCTTCTTCGATATTTATTTTCACCGGCGAGACTTCGATAATGTCACCAACTTTTGCTTTTATAGACGTGGCGAATGTTTTACCTATGAAAACGTCTTCGCCTGTTTTCGAGTCTTTTATAGCACAATGATAAATATTTGCACCCTCAATGGGTTTTCCTTTCTCTTTACCTGATTTTCTTACCGCTTTTTCTATTTTTATGACTTTAACTTTGATCTGTTTAACATTCTTAATTTTTGCCCATTCATCGGTTCTACTCTCTTTCAATCCCGTTATCGGATAGATATGGTCAGTGGTTTTCACCATAGCGCCTTCTGAATTCGGTTTTTTGCGTTGTGTTTCGATAGCTTTCTTCAACTCAGGCAATGTTTTTGCTATAATTGGGATTACCCTATGGATGTGAGTAGTGTCTTTAGGTATTACCTTTTTTAGGTATTCCTGTCGTTCAGACCAAGGCAAATCGTTCAGGGCTTTGTCATTATAGTATAAACAATCGAATACATTGAATTGAACGTTACTATCGTCTAATCCGCCCTTTGCAACTACCCATTTTATCATATCCTCTCGTCGTAATGCTTTCTTGTGTGTTGGGTCAGTGTATTCAACCATCTCCGCATCTAAAATGAAATTAACCGGTTTGAGTTTTAGAAAATCTTCGACTGATTTCTTAAACATATAGGCTCGGTCTCGTTTTCGGTCTTCGGTAACGATTTTAACTATATCGCCCTTACGGTGTATTATGAATCGGATACCGTCAAATTTCTTTTCAACGGCGACCTGTTTTTTTTCTTCATTAATTTTTTTCTCTGCCCAATTCTCTTTAAACGAATCCCAATTAAAGAATTCGGCTTCATGATATCCTTTTGCCGCTTTTAGAGGTCCAAATTTATCGAATGGCTGAAGCGCTTTAAGTTCTACGGTATTTTTGCTATACTCAAATGCAAAATTTGATTTTTCTTTAATACAAATAAACAATAATTCATTGGTTGAATTTCGCCCTCGAGGTCCCATATCGAATGTATAATCACGATAAATCTTTTTGACCCGGCATTCATAACCATATGTTTTTGCTATTGATCTTATTTTTCGGGAGCTAAGCTGAGCCTTCTCTGACCAGGAAATCATGATTACTGGGATGTGTTTCGCTTTTTCGAATAAAAGACTAAATGCTTCTCCAGCTCGTTTCGCAGTCCAAAGCGCCCCTTTATCGTCATGACGTTTAGTTATTTTAGTTTTACCGTCTTCTTTATAGTTATTCGCAATTATTTCGAAGACAAAATATTTAGATTGATAAGCAGTTTCAGGAACTAATCCAGCATAAGGAGGATCGAAATAGGCACAATCTACTTGCATGTTTGGCAATAAATCGAAAATGCTTTCATTATATGCTCGACATTCTTGACCATCTACCATAAAACGCTCTAATATCTTATAAGCTCTCAATAAAACTTTTTTGAAATCCCGATTGTCGTGTGCTTCTTTCACTTTCCGGTCGAAGTCACTCCTAACTCTAATCATTGACATTGCTTTAAGGAGTGATGCTTTTGCTAAATACCTTTTATAACCTTTCAGTTTAGAGATATTGTGATATATCTGGTCAATCCAATAAACTTGATTTGGTGTAAAATAATCATAACTCCACCGGTCTTTGAATGGCGTTGGACAGTTTTTGTTTTCTTGAAACAAAATATCAAAATCAGAATCCTTTAACCGACTCCGTTGGTTCTCTATCACGGCTTTTGCTATAATATATGAATATTTCATCCAGTCGTTTGTGTAGACCTTGTAACCCAGTTTTTTGCACGCTATCGAAACAATATTAGACCCTGCAAAACCATCGAGTATACTTTTAACTCCTTCAGGGATATGGCGTGTAATAAAATTAATAAACCTCATTTTCGACCCGATATACGCTATAGTATTAACGCCACCTAGTTCTTGATAATCAGTTGAAAGGTCAAATAATTGTTCGTTATTGATCTCATTAAAATAGGCATCATAAAGAGGGACAGCGTTACCTATAAGAGGAGCATCGGGACTCGCATCCCAAATAAATTCTAATTTATTGGCTATATGTGGTGGAAATGATTCTTTTATGGTATCTATTATTTTCTGATTTGGATACGGGTATTTAATTAAAATATCGATATCGTGTCCTTCGTCAGACCATCCTTTATTGACTATCGATCCGACTACAAAAACTACGGGTTCTCCTCGAACATCCAGTTTAGGTTTACAACTCTGTAAAAACTCTTTTAATGTGATTTTGGCGGATTCTTTTTTTCCGGGTTCCTCGTTAGATTCTTTATCGATAAGAGGTGTATTATGTTTTAGACCTCGTTTAATTAATTCTTTTGCTATTTTATCATGTAAGACTTTTATTTCGTTCTTAGTCCAACCTTCAATAGTCTCGCCCTTCAGAATTTTATTCCACCACGAGTGTAGTATCATATGATCGAACACTAAGACTTTTGTGTCTAATTCTGATGGTATATCGTCTTTATGAACCATATTTATCCCCATTATGAAATTTATATCATTATTATGCGTTCTTTATCGACCATGCATCTTTTACAATGCCATTATAGCCTTTAGATTGGATTATCTTACTCTCGTATTTTGTATTTGCCATACTCGAATTTATTTTCTGAAACCCCTCTGACCGACGGATAACGTTTTCGATATCAGGTGTCATTGTAATTGCCTTTGCTCTTGCATATTTCAATAATCTGGTTGCTCTATCATTCAAATCTTCGGGGTTTATTTCTGCAAAGATTATTTCTGGCACTTTTGATGTTTTTATGCCATTACTGGCTAGAATACGACCAAAAAGTTTCTTTTCATATTCTCGACTAATAAGTTTTTGATATGACCGTAAAGTCCGGTCAAACCCAATAATCTGACCTGTAAGGGTCGCTTTATTGGTATCTTCGCCCGTTCCAAACAACATTGGTTTTGGGATACCTAAACCCGCACAAATCATGTTAAGGAAGTAATCGAGATGTGTCGCCATCTTTTCAGAATTCTTCGATTCAAGAAATTTAACATCATAATACCAGGGCACGACTAACTCGTCACGCATATTCATTAACGCTAAGTCATCTGAAAGATCATCGATCATGTCTTCAGTTGGAACAACTTCTTTGTTTCCGACCGTTCCTATTAAAAATGGAAAACCCTTTCGATAAATCGCTTGCCCTAACCCGAGTTCTATATTTGCCTTTGTTATTATAATTGTTGCTAAAGGTTCAACTAACCCTATACCCATTTCTGAATCGCTGATTTGGTCTAATTTAAAATGACATATTTTATCATAAGGAATTGGGTCACTTGATATTCGACCCTCTTGTCTAAAACCAATAGGTTTCTGGCTTTCATCTACTAAAATAGTACTTCCTATCCCACGTTCGAAGTCCATCGTTTTTGGGTCGACAATAAATAAATTAGTTACTTTTTGGTTAGTAGACCCAATTCCTATTTCTTGAAATCCGTTTCCGTAAATAGCTGCATGTTTCACCGCTGCTTTCATATAAAAATCAAAATCTCGATCAAAAGTAGAAAGAGTATCAATCACTAAAGGTGCATAATCGCCAACTATCGAATGATCTGGTATTGCATGGTTCGCTATTAAGTTTATTCCGGCTTTTACTGATGCATCAGCCGCAGCCAGTATTTCTAATTTATCTAACGGAACTCGTCTGATTTTAATATCTTCACTAGTTTTAGTTTCCCTATTTGTTCTTTCATTGAGTTTTGATAACAGCGATAATGAAGCTGCGTTAGTCCATACTATTTTTGACTTTGATTTGGGTTCAGTCCTTTTTTTAAATAATTTTTCGAAAAATCTAACCATAAGGAATCACTTTAATACTTTACACTTCTTTTGAAAGTAATTGCACTTAATAAATATTTATTCACTTCAATAGACTAAAACGAGTGACACGACGTGATTTCGCACTTCGACTTCGAACTTTACCATAATGTTTCAAACGTCTTGCGCCATATACACACATGCCTATTGCAGAAGGTATATCGTCATGTTTCTTTCCAATTGCGCCTAACCTTATAGCACCAGAAGGCAATAATTGCGCTTGATAATTTCGGAATTCCGATCTGATAACTGGTATGTCAGGTATTGATAAAACACCATTTCTAAACATTATCTGTAAAGTGCTCATTATATCGAATTTTTCTGTATTAAAATCACATGGCTGAACGTTAAAACCCATTTCAATGAGTTTCTTAAACTGTTGATCATGTCTACCGCCCGTGCGGTCAACTATAACTTTCTTTGGTCTATAATCGTATAACATAGGTATAATTACTTTCAGTTGATCTTCATAATCAATTCCACGTAATCTAATCATATTTACCATAGTTAGATGCTTTTTTGCATCTTCTTTGAATATAACGCATACTGTATAGTCTTTAAATCTAGCCCAATCGATTCCTGCATAATAAGTCGCATTGGGTTCTCTAAACGGATCAGGATAATCGAAATCCATATCACCGGGCTGGATCAGACATCTGCCAATTAATTCATATGGAAAATATGACGTTGAGTCATCTACAAATAAACATTCGTATTCTTGGGCGAAGGTTAATTCGTCCATCGTTTTTCTTTGTTTCTCTAATTCAATTTGATTAATGTTTGGAGAGTCAGTAGACTTCATTAAACTAATATACGCGTCTGTAGATTCGCCCCATTCTACAAATTTCTTATAGAAGAAACCTCTTTTACCTCGGGGTGTTGATGTTAACCAAATCTCACCATCGGTAGCGAGAATCATCGGTTGACAACCTCTTGTAAAGATTTCATCAGATGGGAACTGCGCTGCTTCATCGATATAAATCCGGTGAGCTGAATATCCTAAAATCGTATGTAACGAATCGGGCAACGAAACGATTTTAGCGCCGTTTGAGAACGTTAACTCGGTTTTAGACCATGATTTCTTTTCAATAGAATGGCGCAAAAGTGGCGTAGATTCTATTATATATTTTATCTGCGTAGTTAACTTCACCGATTGTCTTTGCGAAGGCGATATAATTAATTGAGTTGAATTGGGATGCGTAAACGCGAAATGAATTGCAGCTAGAGTTAGTAAAGTTGATTTACCTGTTTGTCGACCCCAACATAATAAAATCTTTTTTATGGTTAGAGATTTCCTTAACGTGTTCTTTTGATATGAATACAGGTTATAACCCAGAATTTGTTCGGCAAAATAAACAGGGTCTTTAACTAATTTCTCAAGTTGAATTTCCTTCAATGACGCTTCTCCTTTCTTGCGTTGATATGGTAATTTGCCAATCTTCTCTTTAAGCTGTTTTTTAAATTCGTATTCGGGGTCTTCGTTACCCTGTCTTTTCGGTCGAGGCATAATTAATCAACAACTTTACATTCTGCATCAATTGCCTGGTTCTGAGCATCTTTTTGGGTCAATTTTTTCATTAAAGCACTCATTGCTTGTGCTAAATCTACTTCACCGGTTCTTTTTTCTCGTTTAGTTCGTCTTGTCATCTCTAATTCTCGCATCATTAACAATAACTGTTTCTGTAATCGGGAATGATATTTCGCTAATGCGTTTTCTAAAATAATTTGCGTTTTTTCAGTCCGAACTACTTGCGTCATGTCATAAAGTGCTTCATAAGAATCACATCGAAATATTTTTATCAAAGTCATAATAATCTGGTCAAGTAACATGAATTCGTCCCATCGAGTGATATTATTTTCTATAACGAATTTCTCGTAAAAAGTCGAATAAAATTCTTTTTCGTCTTCGTTCATAAACCTATTAGAATACATTCCATGTGTTCGGGCGTCTAAAGAAACAACCGCTTGAGAGTTCCATGCATGCTCTTTCAATGATTTCTTTTTCCTTACTTCAAGAAATTTCTTATCTTTTTTTAAACCAAGCCGTGCAGCTCGTTGTTCAATTACATGGGCGGTTCGGTTAACTAAAATTTTCGCTATTTCAACATTAGATAAATGAGGATAGTGTTTACGAAGAATATCATCCTCGACTTCAGTCCATAATCGATTCACAGTAGACTGAATTTTATTTCTATCGAGTCGAAGATGACTTCTATCTTTATTCAGCTCTGCACTGAGGACTCGCTCAGGTTCGTCTTGATAATGTTGTTTCATTAACTTTTTCTTAACATCCTTTACAGTCATCTTAAACATTAAATGAATACGCTTTTCGGTATATAAACTTTTACAGTTTTAACTGCATAAATTAATCAGTTGCTCTCTCCACTCAGTGACAACATATCGTTACTACTTTGAGGAAAATCGGCACTTTTGATCTAGGTCATTTTCAGATCTGAGTCTAAAACGAAAGGAAAACATAGTTTTAAGGTCTAAAAAATATTATACTGGCGTTGTAGTATTTTCTGGGCATTCTCCTTACTCCGTTCATACCTGAAAAGCCAGGAAAAAATACCACACAAAAATTAGTTTTAGGGGGGTTCTATGTGTTCAAAGATATATAGTTTATAAATCTAGACCTATAGTTCATATATCATAGACTTATATATTAGATATCTACAGACCATTTAATAAATCAAAGATATCTAGAACTTAAGATCTTAATATATGTGTTAAGTCTAACTAAGAAAAGATTAAATAACCTCATCAAATAATTGTTTTAATGTATTTTCGTCGTCGGACGCTTAAATTCAAATTGTTAATCGATAACGGGGAGTCTCTCGACACTTTGCTTATAGAAACTGATCGTTTAAAAAGACTCTTTAGGGATTTAGTATTAAAATCAAATTATTCTAATTATACTAAATTAAAAGACTGTTTTCCTCCCTCGTTTATTAAACAGAATTTTATCGATTACACATTTAGCAAAGTCTATAACCGAATAGTCAAATCAAGAAAAAGTCTTAGTCGTAAATTTATTACGGATAACATAATTACCGGTTTAAGATACGGTCACGATTATATAATCGATAACAAACTTAATTTAAGTATTTCCCTAGGAAATGGTCAAACTATAGAATGCAAAATTAAAGGAAATCAATTTGATACCGCTTTATTACTAAGAATCAAAAACGAACAAGGTTTAAAAGTAGCTGAGCTGGTAAAACGAGATAAGAAATATTACATCTATATCTCGGTCTCTGAACAGTTTGAAATTAAATATATACCTAAAACGTTTATTGGAATCGATCTCAATGAATCAAACATAACAATATCTGCAGTAAAACCAGACGGAATCGTATTGAACAGCATTATAATCGAATATGAACCCATAAGTCGAGTTCTGGATAAAGGAAAAAAGAAACTTGAAAAAAAACACAAACTAATTAATCTTGCACACAAAATATCTCATATAGCCCTCTGTATATCGAAAAAGTATTCGAACCCGATTATCTGTTTAGAAAACCTATCCAGATCAACTTATTTACAGTATTCAGACAGACCCGAAACCTGGTTTTTATACCGTTTATTATCTTACATTCAATACAAAGCGAAATGGTCTTCAATCAGAACAATGAAAGTTGATCCATATCGAACCAGCACGACCTGTGCAAAGAGCAGAACTCATAATCCAACAGGCGTAACGGGTCGACGGTTTAAATGTATCTGTGGTCATCAAGACCACCGAGACCGAAACGCAAGTCTAAATATTGCATTAAAAGGAATTAAACGACAGACAAAGAAAATGCCATCTCTCAAAAACTTTTCGAGATTATGGAAAGTGAGACTGATGGAACCCGGGTATATGAATAAACCCTCTGAAGAGTTGATCTCAGAAATTATTCATCTAGGAAACTAATTATTTCCTTCTTTTTTTCTATTTTGTCAAAATAATATAAGATATTTTTTTGTCAGTATGTTTATACTATTTTTCCTTACTAACACTTCTTAAGGACACTCCCTATAAATATAATTATAATAACCTATTTTTTATATGTGAAAAAACTATTATTATTTTTCCAAAAACGGATTTTTCGACGATTCATGACCTAAAACTCGAAGAGATCGCACGAATTATTTACAACATGCCGTGTGGTATTTTTTTAGAAAGTCCTATAACCCATAAGTCGAAGAAAATAAATGTGTTGAAATGAATATAAATCTCCTTCTCCTATACCTTCTTTTACATGAAATTTAATCACTAAATAGTAAAAAAACAGAAATAAACCCCACTTTTTTTTCACCTTTTTTTTATGCTAGTCGCATTTTTCGATTTTACCCTATTTAAACTAGCATTTTCCGGTTCCATAATCCGACCCCGGTTTTGTCAAAAAAACCATAATTATTTTGTCAAAAAAAAATCAAAATTATTTTGACATATTACTATTTTCCCACTATTTAGATTTTCAAAAACGATAATAGATATATATCATACAAACTCATACACATATTATGAGTCTCCATGAGGTTTCTGTCACTTTTATCGAAACTACATGTATGCATTGTAAGAAGAAGATCCGAACCCGGATTAATGAAAAATTCGGCACTTATTATTATTGTTGTCCAGAATGCGACGAAATCGGTTGGGTATATAAAAGGTAATTCTAATGGAAGACGACCCCACTATAGATTGGTTTCTGCCGCCGATATCGCCCGCCATTTATTCTGGTATAATCAATCTTATGGTGTTCTATATTAAACAAGAACTGGAGCGGAGGTTTATGGTAGTCGACGATTTAGATATAGATTATCCATATATTATTTTTAAGGTAATAAACCAGGGGGGACAAAAGATGTATCTTAATGCAGGCGAATTAATCGACACATTAGCGGATTTTTCAGATTATTACGATTTAGATAAACTCGACCCAGTACCCGAAAAATTGAAAAACCCTAATGCAGAACCTATATCGAAAGAAGGAATCGAGTCAAACGTTGAGCGGCTCATCCAACAATATTTTGTTATTATAGATTTATTCGATTCAGATTACCTTAAAAGCGTTTATAACCAGGAGACCGAACTCACTATAGGTGGAATCAAGGCAGAAATGAACCGGATTTGCAATCAGTGGTCATACGACCTAACTGCCGATGATTTCAATCTTGCTATAGAAGACTTAGATTCTGATTATGTCGAACTCGACTGGGCTATCGATGATACACATGAAGATTACAGTTACCGGATGAAGTTAAGGCAGGACGTATGGGAAAAAGTATTTAAGGAAAAAAGCGTTAAAGAAAATGAAGAAAGAGAGAAACACGACGAAGACCTAGTTGACGAGTCTTAACCTAAAAAAAAAAAGAAAAAGAAAACACGATCCAATTGTCACTTTCTTAAGACCAGAGTTGGTGTCTCTCTCTTTTTTTTTTCCTAAACTCACTCCTCCTATTGTGAAGACATTCGAAGTCTCCAACTAAGAAATGTTTAAATATGTTAATGGACAGCGGAGTAGTTGTTGACCACATGAACAAAATATGTATAAATTGTAGATACTGGCGATATGTGAAACGAGAACGAGGCGGTCGGTTGCAAGGCATCTGCAAAATAAAACGTCCTGAGCATATCGATAAAGATTTTCGAGTATCGAAATGGCGATTAGGCACAAAAACCTATTCAACTGACAGTTGCGATTCGCATTTCGTCTTTAAAATCGGTGTAAGAGACAATGAAATCTGATCCCGAAAGTCTATTAAACAGATTTATTAAACGGATAAACGAATTTGTGGGTCGAGAGGTACTCAATCCCGATAATTTTGTATCGAAACTATTAATAAGACAAAAAACCATAACAGACTTTGAGACGTTCATACAACGATGTCCGAAGTGTGAATCGCCCACTATAATCTACTCTTTTTTTTTGACATGTAACAAATGCGGTCTCTCATTACACATAGATGACGCAAAGATTTATTACAAAACGCACCGGCAATTCGACTTTATCGATTTAAAAATCTTAGAGAAACAATCGAGCGAAAAAATTTATAAACTCTTGCAAACCGGTTCTGGATGGCAATGTCCGAAATGCAAAACGGTTTACTTATACCGAACAGGTGCTGCGTTATGTATGTGGACGTGTCGTGCCCGAGTAGCCGAGATAAAACCGGTTTTGTTTCTAAAAGGCAAAAAGCAAACAAAGAAATATAAACCGAGAAAGACGTATAAAGAGAAACGGCAAATCTGGTTAAAGGAATTCGAACCCACAGCTAACGAATTACGGGCACGGGGTTTATCGGAACGGACAATACAATTGAGATGGCAAGCGTTTTGGCGAAAGAAGATGAAAAAACACCGGAAACACCGGAACGATGCATTAAGCAAACGACGTCGGAACCGGTCAGACGAGTTATCGATATTGAAAGGACCTAATTATTTCAGATTATTGAAAGAAGCCGTTCGAGATACACAGATCAAGACAAGAACTCCTCGGCAACCTTAACTCAACCTCGACCCCGAAAAAAGAAAACTATTAAATATTTGAACCATGAATATATTTGTAAAATTGTGGGTGATCATTTGTTACACTATATGGCATCTGAACCGAAAGAAGAAACCGTTTGTTCTGTGATTAAAGAACTAATTTCTCGAAAAGTAGGTATCGAAACCGTTGTAAGCGTCACCTTTAACACAATTCGGGTCTTTTATGAACCGGAAAACTCATCTTCGCCATTTATTATAGATGTTTATCCATCTGGAATCATAGTAAATTATTTAAACACATTAGAAGAAGTTTGTGTAGAGAACCCGAACTTGAACTGGATAGATTTACTTTTAACGGTCTTAATGGCAATCTGGTTAGGACCAGTCACTCTACCGACTCAATAGAAAAAAAAAAAGAAAACAAGAGGATATATAAATGAAAGACAACAAAATAAAAATACTTGCGATAGACCCGGCATTGAAATCGACAGGTGCAGTTATTCTCGAATATAACGTTTTAACCGGCGAGACAAGTTTAATCGAATACTTCAATAGCGTAGTCCGGCAAAGAAAACCCGTTAAAGGAACCAGACGTGTGTCGAGTTCAGTAAGGACAATGCAAATATTTGCGAAAAGAATAGAAGATCTTCTTATCGACCCGGCGGATATCGATTTACTGGTAATCGAGAAAGCCGTTAATTTTGGTAGACGACGAGGACTCGTTGACCGGTTCGAGTTTATAGGAATGTTGAAATGGCATTTCCGGTCACGGCTTAGTCAAATAGTAGAAGTATACCCGGCAACGTTGAAGAAATGGGCAACCGGGAACGGTCGAGCAACGAAGAAAGACATGTTAAAAGCCTGTAAAGACCGGTTCGACGTTATATGGACAGAAAAACAACACGATATCTGTGATGCTTACTTATTAGCCCGATACGCATTAGATAAATTTATCCATAACGAACTGACGATATCGAAACGGATTTACAATTTTTTAAACCATTTAAGACCGGTTATGTCTTTTCCGCATTCGTCTCTTATCGAATTAGAGGACGGCAAACTCGAGTTAACGGTTTTTACCGATAAGAAATCCGACCGGGTTCAAGTAACCGATATAGATTTCCAGATAGAGCCCGTTATTAACCAGATAATGAACGATGAACAAATATCGATCTCATTTATTAACATATTACTCAAATCATACAGAATCAAGTACCGTGACACAGAACTGATAAGAACACGGGGTTCAATAGTCATGCTTTTCTACTTAATTCAAAAACTTCTGAAAAAGACAGAATTAGAGAACCGGATCGTGCTCCGGTATAAAGACCGGGTCTCGGACCTCAGGTTTTCAATTTTTACTGACGAGGGGTCGTCAAATATCATAATCAATTTTATACGAGGATCGTTACAATACACGATTGAAGACGTTGGCGGGTTTGCACTGATTTCAATAATGCCGAAAGAGACCCCGAGGTCGTCTATCGAGTTATGTGTCACTTATACCACTAAATTAACATACCTGCAAAACCTTGAGACTATAATCCAGGTCTTAACTCTAAACCAGTTAGACATTTTATTTGATTGGCATTTAGCGTCAGGAATCGGTGTTAATAAATTAACCGAGACCGAATTCAGGGACTTTTTTCGAACTAACCCGACAGACATACAAGACGAAACCCGGAGGCAACTGCAATGAAACCGATACAACTTGATAAAATCTATATAGACCGTCGGTTCCAGGTAACCGATTTTTTCGAATTCGGATACAGTTGGCACCGACACAAAAAGAAATACCGGTTCTATATCGACCTGAAACAGACACGTCGGTCGAAACAAACGCCCGTTTATTCGTTTTGGTTCGATACGCAAATATACCGGCTCTGTTTCCATATGAGCCTGACGCTCCGACCGGTCAGCAGACCTCTAAAATGGTTAATGTCACAATTTATAGGAGGCTAGAACTATAATGCGAAATAAAAACGAGACCCGGAACCAGGGCGACCGTGCTATAAAACTTTTCAACCTGATATCGAAATCGCCCGGACTCTCATTATCGGATATCCGGCGTGCGCTCGATGTTACCGAATCCACGCTTCGGGACATGTTGAAAACGTTTGTCTCAGCCGGGTTTATAGACCAGTCATGGCAACCCGCCCGGTCGGCCTATGGAAAAAAGAATCCTGACCGGCGGTCGAACCGGTTAGCATTTTACATTACAGACCGGGGCAAATGGTTTAAAGAAACGCTTATCCATTTAGAAGAAAACGGTATAAAAATCCGGACTTTCGATTACAAATTTTTAAGACGAGGTGAGAAACCAGATGGGACTGCACTGCCATAGAATCGAAAAACTGATCAAAAAGACCTTCAAACGCATTGAAGCTATATGGTATGACCCAAAGTTACTGATCAACATAGGGGTATTATCAGAAACGCAAGAGTCTATCCTCTTAGAGAAGCTATTACTGTTCAACATTTATCTTTCCATGATACTAGAGTTGCTTCAAATCGACGACCCCTGTAAACCTTCCACAGCGGAACATAGCAAGACGAAAGAGGGCAACCTGACGGCGTTTTTTGGTAACCAATTTAAGTACTAAATGGAGTCGAATACCATGATCAAAACAAATTTAACCTCGCACCCATATAGAATAAACAAATACCTGGTGGACGATAACATGACGACATCACCAATCCCGAACTCGGTCAACTTGCACTTATCCTGTTCTGAAACTATAGAGGTGATACCGGGTGTTTGAGGACATCCTCTATAAAAACCGATGCGGCGATCTGACCGAATTAGAGGTCAAAGAGTTCTGTAAACTCAAACGGCTCCGATTCGATTTATTACGGAAATTCGAGTTCAAGGTTTTCGGCACCAGCAATTTGATTATGGTCGAGACGGAATTTGACGGCACATTATGGTATACGATCCCAGCAGATTTTGACATACCGGAGTTGACGTAGAACATGTTGAACGAGACACTTTACCTAACCGACGGATACGGAGATTTTGTATCGAACCTGGACATTATCCTAACCCGTTACCTTGTAACCAAGATCAAAGTTGAACCGCCGGATACCCCGGTGACTTTAACGCACCTGGGGCAAAGTACTTTAGATTATTTTAGACTCAAACTGTATTGCGAGATCCCGAATATCAGTTTATTTGAACAACTAAAATCGGCTCTCCGATCACTTCATACTTATATAGAAATCACGTTAATTGGAGGTACTGGAAACTCACCTGAAATCTATTTTGAAATGATACTCGACATCCCGGTTGAATATATCCGAGTAAATTGCGACGGTAATGAGGTCAGTTTACCGGATTTCGTATCGGGGATGTGGACACGGCTCTACAACAGTTTTCTATCGTCGAAACATTTTACAGAAGATAGAACCCGATACCGGTTTCAACACAACCTAACTAAAAACTGGATAACGATTTCGCCAACTAAAATCATGAAAAACAGAAGACAAACTGCGATTTGGATACAAATTATCGCACCGGAAGGACGTAGATTAGGTTGTTATTACTATAATGGGGAGCCGGGTTTTGCGGAAATCGTTCATCAAATCTTAATCAGATATAGCCGGGTTCACCAACTATTGGGTCAATCCAA